TTATATTTATTTATATCACTTGAGTTGATAGTTTCAATGGTATTTGCTCCTAAAAACGCAATTGTTTGGTTAGTGTTATAAAGTCTTGGAGATGTAAAGAAATTCTCTGTACCTTTCCTCTGTATATATCCATTATTTATAATGGTTCTAAAATTTGTATTTACAACTTTAACTCTGTGTTCTGGTAAGAATTTATCAGCTGCTTCAGTTGAAGTCATAATTGAACCAGTTGTTTGTCTTGGATTTACTTTTACTTCAGTAATTAGTGTATCAACATCATTATGATTTAATGAAAGGTCAAGTATTTCTTTTTGATCGGCCACTCGAACTTCATTATTAGCTGCACTTCCTAATTTTACAATTGGGTCAATAATATAACCATTACCAGCTTCTGAAATATTAACACCATTAATTTCTCCATCTGAGTTTAATGTAAATTCAGCTGTTGCTGTTACATTTGAAGAGAGAAGATTTCCTAAAGCATCTTTTGATTGTGGGTCTGGAAATACAATTGTAGGTGCTGTTGTATAATTTTTATTTGCTGTTCCTATAAACTCAACCTCGGCAATTTTACCAGCATTTGTATTTGCTGCAACCGATGCAAAGAGATTAGAAAAATTTGATCCTTCAGTGTTTATTGTAATATCATCTTGATCAAGGCGACCTTTTGAGTCAATTCCTATTGTCACTGTAGGCGCTACACCTGTTTCGCCAGATATATCAATTCCACTAAATGTTATTGCTGGAGCTGATGAATATCCAAATCCAGGTTCTACAATTGTAACACTTTCAAGAGCACCATCTAATTTTGTTGCTGTTGCTGTGGCTGTTTCACCTGTAAATGTATGTGATGTTCCTGATCCAAGACCTGTAATATCCTTTTCAGTACCGCCTGATGTATCTGAAAGTTTTATTTTATCGCCTGTTGATGATACAATATAATATTGATTACCACTGATAAGACCACCAATTGATGTTCCACCACCTGAATTATAAGTTACACGTGACCCAACAGGTAATGATGCTTGTTGAGCAGTTGTAAGTCTTATTGTATTATCTACGATATGAACGGTGCCTGAACCTAATGTATCTTCTTCGCTTCCATCAAATGTAATTGCTGATGGAGCTGCGATACTTAATGCAGGTACATTATAATCCTTTCCACCACTCCCTACTGTAATAGAAGATACCGAACCATTTGTCAAGACAGCAGTTAATGTGGCGGTTGTAAATCCACTTGGCGTTCCACTATCACTTGAAGTAATTGTTGGAACGCTGGTATAACCACTCCCTCCTGATGTTACGGTTGTACTATTAATCACTCCTGTTTTTAACGCAAGAGATAACGTACCAGTACGATGTATTTTTGCTGTTGTTGTAGGTAAGAACTGTGATACAAACATTTCAACAAGAACTGGTATATCTTCAGGTCCTATAATACCTGGTTGCTCACCTGGCATACGACTTAACGTTAAAGCATCTGTAAGTACTGCACCAGTTAATTGTAAGAAAATTAATATTTCAGAGAAATAAATAAACCCAGCTGGATGTACTAATCGATCAAAAGAGAATTCCCAATCAGATAAATTTTTACCTGTTCTAATAAGGTAAGCAAATTTTTGATATTTTAAACTATCTTGTAATACAATACTGTCAGATAAAAATCCTTTCTTATCTAAATAAATACCACCTTTTGTAAGATCGGGATCGACTTCCCAATCACCACTTGATGGTATTAATACAGAATCATATGGGAATTTAACTTCAACATCGTCATTAAAGAGTATTCTAAAAAATATCTCAATTGAATCTGATGAACCACGCAACTTATAAAAATCTATAATTTGTTTATATAAGTTTCTTTTGTCAACTGTTACTCCTCTTGGAATAGTTGCTGCAATTTCTTTTTGTATGAGTTCTAAATAATTTGTTTCGTTACGATCGATGTCCATTGCTTGTTCAATGGTATTCATGACATAAGAAGGTCCTGGACCAACCCAGTTCTTTTGAATCGTAGTTAATTTTGCTGTATAGTTATTATAAGCTGTTAAACCATTAACTGTAAATGTCTTACCAATTTCTGATGTTGATGTTGCAAGACTTCCTGGAAGTTCATTACCATTTGTAATTGCTACATTGACATCTGTTAAAGTAATTGTAACATTTACGCCACTTGGACTTGTCAATACTAATGTAGAGTCTGCACCCGTTTCATCAGTAAAAAATTTATTGTTTTCATTATTAACATCAACTATTCTAAACTGAGCTTGACCATTTAATACAACTTCACTAAATGTAAGAGTCTCTTGAAAAATAAACTCGTCCATATTTTGAAAGGTATAATAAGCTTCTAAAAATTTAGTTAACTGAGCTTTATCTTCTAATATTTCTGACGGTATCAGTTGATCAATACGAATATTTTCTTTTGTCTCATGCAAACTACCATGTTCTTGCTGAATAGCACCTGGAGTAAGTGTAGTTTTATGAGCCATTATTTAAATCTTGATGTTGTATTATATGATATTGAACCAGCTGATCCACCAACTGCGATTGTATCAATCTCAGGAGTGATCACAACTTCGTTATTATCGATCGATATAAGCTGATCTCTCTTTGGAGCTAAGTCTAATGAGTTAGGTAATACAGTTATTTTAATTGCTGCTGTAGTATCAGGTAAAAATTTATTAAGAGAAATCTTTCCTTTTATTACATCAATTAAACCTGCATCACTAATCACTGTAATATTTTCGTTATTTACTACCTTATATACAATAACTTTTCTATTGGTTGAACCTGTAATCGGTACATCACCAAAGAAATGATCGACATTATTTATTTTAAATGCTGATGATGTTAATATAAATGCTGTTGAATTACCACTCTGATAAAATGGAGCAACAAAACTTAAATTAAAATCATTTGGTGTTGTTGAAACATTACTTGGAGTAATATTTTGAAACATTCTTGGTCGTACAATTGTATTTAATATTGATGGGTCAGAGTTATCTATTGCTCTTGTTAATTGCGAATGCCTAAACACACCATCAAATTTATTTAAGTTATTAAAATTATAATCTGTAATTGTATCTCTTACCACTGATTGTAATTCAACAGAGCTTCTATCTGTTAAATTTGGATTATATTTAAAATTACAATCAATTTCTAAATATGTAAAATTAGTATTTACAATTTCTGGTGTAATGGAAACAACATTCTTTCCTTTTAATATAACACCAGTAATATCTGTTTTTTCTGCTGTTTTAATTGATCTGCAAGTAAAGGTTTAATCGCAATATAAACTTTACCATAATCAGGTGGATCGTTATCTTCTCCGCCCCATGTTGATATTGAATCAATGTTACTAAATTCCTTTTTAATAATCGCTGCATAATCATCAGCTGTCACAGCTCTGTTTTGTGATATAAAAGTAAGAGGAGCATTAAATCTTATTGACTCCATTGTTTCTGCTTCAACACCACCACTTGCTGCAGTATCTAATGTGACTGTAATATTACTAAATCCGCCAATAGAATCTACCATTGAGAAACTATTTGCGCCATTTGATTCTTCGCCTTTTGTCGTTACATAATCAATTGTAACAATATTATTATTAGATGGTTTAAATCCTGTTACCCCATCACCAAAAAATACTTCATAGTATCCACTTGGATTTTCTTGTAAAAAATAAACCTTTGATGTTGAATTAATATTAATTAATGATTCGAATTTAGTATAAATGTCAAATGAACTTGATTCTTCGTTTGATTGTACTCGTACGCGTAACGTACTTGTATCTGCGTCATAGTCTGAGAGTTGAAATTTCTGATTTTCGATATCATTATCAACTCTGTATTTTAATTCTCTTGATGATCCTTCTGTGATTGATACATCACTAAATGTATATGTTGTACCAACTAATGTTGCTTGTTGAGTTTCTAATACAACGTATTGAAATTCCTCTCCACTTACAACGGTATTAAGTTTAGTTCCTCTTGTAAGTTCTAATACTGTAGGGATTGTACCTACTTCACCTGCAATATTTACAACAATATCAACCTTTGCTCTTGGAGATAAAACAGATCGAGGTGTATAACCTAAGAGTTTTGCTCTTGTAACAACATTACCACGTATCTGAGCTGAATCCAAAAATGATTCATTCAATGAGTAATGAGCATTTAATGCATTATAATGAGTATTATAAGCCAATACATCTAATAAAACATTTAATCCTGATCCATCAAAATCATAATCATTAAATTCTGTTTGTTGCTTTAAAAAGTTTTTGAGATTATTTTTTATATCTGCAAAATCTAGTTCTGTTACATTTAAATTTGTTGCCATGTTATCTTAACCTTCTTAATACAATTTCAACACTTTCTGCTGTATCATATTCTTTTATTAAAAATTTTACTGTGATTCTATATGAATTATTATCTGATTCGTCAAAAACTTTAATATTTAAAACCTTAATCCTTGGTTCATGAGTATTTAATACTCTTCGAACTCCTTGTTGAAGGTCTAATTTAGTAATTGCATCAGCAGGTTCAAATAATAAACCTCTTAAATTAGCACCTAATGTTGGTTGAAAAGGACGTTCAAAGAAGTTACTTACTAATAAATTTTTTACAGCATTCTTAATTGCTGCATCGTCCTTTAATGGTATAATATCCTTTCGTATAGGATGGATCTTTAAAGAAAGATCTAAGTCTCTCCAGGGTTTCTTTTTGGATACAATCTTGGCTTGTTCCAAATCACCTGAAATACTTTTATCGCCTGTTATTAAAGTTGTCATATAGTTATTTATATCTTTTATTCGCCACTTTCAGCAACGGTTAAGCTATTTGTTGAAGCAACAACGGTTTGTATTGAAGGTGGTAAATCTATTGTTGTTGGAAATCCTATTATTGTTAAAAAATCACAGAATGTAAAGGTTATCCATTGAGTTAAAGCACCTAATCCAATCGCATCAAAGAAACTTGTAACCTTTTCCATCCATTTTTTAATTAAATATGTTTGCCATTCTTCAGCAAATTCACGAGCTCGTTTTAATAATCGTTCTTTATTATATTCATCAATATCAACATTATTATCAAACTCACCACCAAGTAAATCATTTAAACTATAACCAAAGATTGATATTGATTCTAATTCTTCTGTTGTTTTATCACGGATTAAAGCTTCTAAATCAAGTTCTTCTAACGCTGGAATTGAAGGTAATCCAAGCGCATCCCATATTTCATCAAATAAATCTATAAGTCCAGTAAACCCGCCATGCATTAATAAATTCATTTTCTTTGCAACTTCAGATCGTATATAATTAATCACTGATTCTTTTTTAAAATCAGCTGTTTCAAACTTATCCCATACTTTATATTCATCAGGTATTAAATCATATATACTATCAATCTCTTCTAATTCAAGTGAATCTCTGATTGATGATGGATCTTCTAAAAATTCTAATATATCAATTGATATACCTAAAATAGTAACATTAAATTCAATTGGAAAAAGACTATTAATTAATTCAAGTATCTTTTTTTGTACATACATTGGATATTCAGCTGCTAAACGAGTCATCATAATATCCCATTTCTTTTCTGGTATATCAATCTTTTCCCACTTAGGATTGTAAATATCTAATATATCTTCTTCGATTTGTTCTAATTTTTCTTTTAAATCTGCTAATTCGTCAGGATAACGATATGACATTGTGGCTAAACCACCAAAAAGATTTGAAAGATTAGCGGGTGTAGGTAATAAAACGTCAGGACATTCTAAAGCTGGCAATGTAACACTTGGCACTGCCATTATATTACCGTTGTTTTAACAAGTGATTTAATTTCTATTTGGCCATCAGCCTTAAAAAGAATGTAGGAACCAGATTTATGTTTAATATTAATTCTTTCTTTACCATCTTCATTATCAATTTCAATTAAATGACCAGCTTTTGATTTATATACTTTATTATCTACTGATGATTCTGTTGGTATATCCTGAGTACCATTTGTTTGAGTTGCAATTGAACCCATTACCATAGGATCTTGAGCACTTGGTCCATCTCTAAAGAATCCAACGACCCACGAACCTACTTCTAAATGATGATTACCACCATTACCTTGAATCGATGC